CAGTTTCAGTGTTGGAGAAGATGACAGTGTTTGTAGTAGTGTTGCCCTTATCACTGGCAACTTGGATTGTAATATTACTCAACAAGCCACCATCACCAAAGTAATAGTTGGCAGAGATATTACCATTCACAGAGATGACATTAGAAGCAACATCATCAACTGTCAAATTCGCACCGATGGCCAAAACATCTAAGAAGATACGGTCAGCCACGATGTTTCCATTCACAATGAGTGCATTTGAAGCCAAATCATCCATTGTGATATTAGACCCAATTTGGAGGATTGGATCAATAAGAGCATTTCCACTGATTGTTAAAATGTTTGAACCGAACTCATCAATTGTAACATTTGAACCAATTGTCAATATATCTGAAATGTGAGCATTACCAGACACTTCAACAACATTAGAACCAAATTCGTCAATAACAAGATTGGAACCCACGGTCACAACATTTGTTGTGTGAAGGTTGCCAGAAACATAGACAACATTAGAACCAAATTCGTCAATGACAAGGTTGGAACCCACAGTCACAACATTTGAAACATGGGCGTTGCCTTCAACGAAAACAACATTAGAACCAAATTCGTCAATGACAAGGTTGGAACCCACGGTCACAACATTTGTTGTGTGAAGGTTGCCTGAAACATAGACAGCATTGGAACCAAATTCATTAAGAACAATGTTAGAACCAACTTCAACAACATTGGAAACATGGGCATTACCAACAATTGTCAAAACATTTGTGCCTTCATTCTCAATTATGAGATTGGAGCCAACTTCAATTACATTGGAAACAAACACATTACCAGTGACTGTAATCACATTTGGAGCAATGTCGTCCAAGACAACATTAGAGCCCACGTGCAAAGCGTGGATAAACAAGTGATTAGCTGAGATATTTCCATTAACTTCAATGACATTCGCAGAGAAATCATCAATCATAACATTAGCACCAATTTGGAGTTTTGGATCAATGAAAGCATTACCACTAATTGTCAATACATTCGCACCAAATTCATCGAGGACAACATTTGAACCGATTGTCAAAAGGTTTGAAATGTGAGCGTTTCCTTCAACAAACACAACATTTGAGGCAAACTCATCCATAATGAGATTGGAACCCACAGTGACAACATTAGTTGTGTGGAGGTTGCCAGAAACATAAACAACATTTGAGCCGTATTCATCAATGACAAGGTTGGAACCGACGGTCACAACATTGGAAACATGGGCATTACCAATAATTGTTAAAACATTGGCACCCTCTTCTTCAATGAATAAATTGGCACCAACTTGGATGACATTGGAAACAAAGATATTACCAGTGACAGTAATAACATTTGAGAAAGTATCATCCATGACAATATTGGCACCAATTGTCAAGGCATCTGTAAAGAGGCGTTTGGCGTAAATGTTGTCAGTGACACTTAAATCACCAACATTTGAGGTGCACATATTGGAATATTTGATGACTTCTGATTCCTCGCTGTAAACCAAAAGGTTGGAGAAAACATTTGTGACATCACGAATTGGAGCCATATATAAGGCATCCGAATTGGTAGTTTCCAAAGCAATAGTATTGGAAGCATTAATAACAATAGTATTCATGTGTTGATTTGTAGTAGCGGCTAATTCACCAATCGCAATTGATGAGCCACCTTGGGATGTTTGACCCGCGAAAGAGCCAATAGCAATTGAGTTCGCGCCTTGCTCTGTCTCACCCGCGTTTGAACCAATAGCAATAGCCATTTCACCTTGGCTTGTCACACCAGCCAACCGACCAATACCAATAGACGCCGCACCGTAGGCATCGTATGATTCAGAGCCAATATGCACTGAATTCTTTGTTGGGTCTCGGTTGAGGATTGTAATGGAAGTGTTCGCTTCAATGTTGCTATCAATAACAAAGGCAGCGTGAGCATTTTCAAACAAAATAGTCTCAGTTGTCACATTTCCATTGAGTGAAGCATCTTGAATATTGACGCTCAAGTTTGATAAGAGAGAACCATCACCAATGTGGTAGAACGCAGTAACATTACCGAAAATGTTGACTGTGTCAATCAAGTTGGAGTGTTCAAATGAATCAACTGTCAATGTTGTATCATAGGCAGAATTCATTGTTCGGCTAATGATTAATTCATTGCTTGAATTTTTGTAAAAGAGAGCAATGTTTGAATCCATTTGTTCCATGACAAAACCTGTGTCATATCCAACACCTTGATTTGCATTTCCTAAGTGAACAATTGGGTCTTGAACCACAAGATTTTCAACATTGAAAGCGACCAAATTACCATCCGCATGAATGTTTCCAGAAACTCTCAATGTTCCCTCAATAGACACCAAATTCTCACTCATGGTAATAGTTGAATGGTCAACAATTTCATTGTTCGCAGTGTAGCCCAAAGCAATCGCAGTCACATCTCTCACAAATCTCACTGGTTTCGCATAGAATGCATTACTCTCAACACCCTCTAACGCCTCGCCTGACGCATTAATTATAATTGAATGATTTGGTTGCAAATTTGTTCCAGCTTCCGCACCGATGGCAATGGATGCAATGCCTTGGTTATTCGCCCCCGCATTTGAACCAATGGCCACCGCCAAAGAAGCTTGATTATCCAAAGCCGCACCAGTTCCAATAGCGATGGCATGAATATTTTGTGTAATCATACCCGCATTTTCACCAATAGCAATAGCATTGAATGATTGCATATTTGAACCCGCGTTGGAACCAATGGCAATCGCACTCACGCCTTGCTCAGTTGCACCAGAATCCAAACCAATCGCAATAGCTTGAATATTTTGTGAAATCATCGCCGCATTCGCACCAATCGCAATGGATGTAGCACTCTGACTGTTCGCACCCGCATTTGTGCCTATCGCAATCGCATCATCCATTTGTGTAAAGTGTCCCGCTTTGGAACCCAACGCAATTGTTCGTGAAAACCAATTACCTTCATAATTGGATGAACCAATCTTAATTGGAGAGTCATCATCTACACCCAATATAATGACACCATTGGATGTAAGAATATTTGATGTGACTTGGAATGCCGTCACCGCATTCGCCATAAGAAGGGTTCTAAATGTGTTCGCATCTTGCTCCGCCACAACTTGCAAGTTAGATGTAATATTACTTAAATAACGACCATCACCGTGATAATAGAAAGCAGAAACATTGCCATACACAGTGAAGACATTATCTTCGGGATATAAATCTTCGAAAACTGCAATATCACTAATGGAAATCAAGTTTTGTGGCTCTTCATTCGCAAAACCTGTTAATCCATACGGAACACTCATCGCCGTTGGAAAACCTTCGAATCGAATGGTATTACCAGTTGCATTACCAATCTCTGTAATTGAGTGCAAATTAATCTGATCCGAAAATGCACCAAAGTCATAAAGTTGTTTTTGAGTAGGGTCATAACCTACTAAGTTTGAAGCGTCCTTATTAAAAGCCAAGTTAAACTCGAGAACTCCGCCTCCGCCTCCGCCTTTCACCATATTTAGAATAACGGTAGAAAATAATTGATATTAGTTTGCATACATTACAGCAGCCATACCGTTCTGAACCCTAAGTATATTATAACTTATAGCGTAAGTAGGCCATGTAATTTCATAGTATAAACTGTGGAGTTTGAAACTAGAAATGCGACTAAAATTCAATGTTCCTGTTGGCTGAAGCTGAGTTACTGATAGACCGAAAGCCCAACACATAACATCGGGAATCTGAGTATTGTTTGTCTGATAGTAAGCCGGGATATGAACAAAGTGAGGAACACAATAACGATAATTTGTTAGATCCTCACCATTTATTGAAATTTTCATTTTATTGTAATTAATGTTGATGTCACCATCAAGCCGTGTATCAGAGTTGATAATGGCTTTTACCGGGTGATTAAATGTCAACTCCTGGACCAATTCACCACTGGCCGCTGTCTCCTGAACCTGGGTAATAAGCAGATCAATTGGTCTTGACCTAAGGGACCTTCTTTCTTCTTCACCCAAGTGATAGAAATAAGCATAACATTCCCAATTGTAATATTCTGCTTCTACACCCCAATACACCCTAACTTCTACATCGTGATATTGCATCGCACACAATGGAATTGCGGATTGCACATTTTCACAGAAGAAGAAACGGAATGGGAAGAAATATGATGTCCCTGACAAACCCTTGTGAGAACCGTAGAAACTCTTACTAATGTTGTTCGCCAAGAAATCAATAGCACACGCCTCGGTAAAAAGGGAAGTCTGACGATCCACTAACTGTCCCCCAATATAAAGCTCGCAGTAATCCACCAAAAGTGTCCAATCTGCTTCTCTCCACGCTTCACCAAATGGTTCATATTCTGGTGCAATGTACATGTATCCAAGTAAATCACCTAATTTATCAACTTTAATTGTTGAAAAATTACCATGTTTAGGCATACCAGTCATCTTCAATTGATCAACCCCCATTGAAAAATTTGTGTGGCGTTTGTATGTCGAGTTAAAAAAAGAAATTTCTGGGTCACCTGTCAAATGGACATCTTGGGCTCCCAAGGTGACAAGTCTCGCTGCTGCTGAACTCATCCTTTTAATTATTAATCATATTTTTTTAAAAGAGAATAAACATGATTGATAATTTTTAATTTTTTAAAGGAATTAATTTATGGAAGAATAACACTTGGGGACAAACATTTGAACCTCAAGATGAACATATTTTCATCGGTTCCCACTGCTGGGTTTGGAATAGTGTTTCCGGATTCATCTAAAAGTGAAACAGTTAGACGATCAACTCTTCTAATAATACTTGGGTATTCATTAGAAATTTCATAATATGATTTTTCTCTAAAATTAATAACTTGGTCAGATGCACCTGTATGGTCTGAAGATAAAGCAACACTCGCAAAAGCACCTCTAACACGAGAAATCGCTCCTTGGCCATTCAAATCTTCAGTGGCTCTATCATTGAAAATACTATTTAATTCATTAATAGAAATATACAAATGTTGAACACTATCGGCACTGTGAATGTGTGTCGCCAAAAGTTTTGCTTGCACAACATTTTTCATTGGCTCAGTTAAATAAACAGAAAAAGTATTTTTACTAGCCTGATCTAAACTATCGACTGTCACCGTGTAATAATCGTACTTATTATCAGGCAAATCCATTATACTATATGTTTGGTTTTATTTTTTAGATAAGTGGCTCACCAATACCGCCGACAACTTCATAATCGGATTGGTCGTAGACAACTTTTTGGATGCCACAGACACCCCCTGGTGTTAAGTCCTTAGTGTATGGGGAACCCTTAGCTTCGCCTGGAACGCATTCCAAGGAGTATGGGAGTTCAGACAAATTTTGGACGTTCTTTTCTTTAATAGCAATTTCATGGAGAGCATACTTAGATGTTCCCTTGAACATTTGGACTAGGACAGCAAGCGCGAAGAGAATGACAATCCACCTGAGCATTTGTTTGGTAGTCTTGTTCATGCCTTTCATTTTGATATATAAATACTTAAGAAAAAAAGTGAGTTAAAAACGAAAAGATAATTTAAACAATAAGAGTATAATGGTGGACGAAATTTTACTCGACCGTGGTGAAGGCACAACCATGAATCTTAATGAAGACGAGCAGCGCCTGTGGGACGAAATTGAGGTTTCAAAACAAAAAAGAATGAAACCCGTTAAAAGACCAGGTGCGAAACCCAGGCGCCAACCCGAAGCCGTCGTTCAAGAAGAGTTAGATGCATTTGCCAATCCAATGAAACAACAGGATGAAACGCCACAACAACCCATGTTTGGAAATCAATATGGAGGTGGTGATGATGATGACGATGAAATGTCTATGCCAGCTCAGTCAGAATATGGAAGCGACATTGTAGAAACACAAGCTGAAAAACCATCTACTGGATATTTTTCAGTAGATGATGAAAAAGCAGACTTGCTAAACAAGCTTACCAGGCTTGAGAAGAAGGGTTTCACTATAAACAAACGATTGAATGCCTATTCAGATGTCAATGAGATGAGAGGGGAATACAAGCGTATCATGTATGGAATAGAGGTAGAACAGTCCATCAAGTTTTCCAGGAGAATGTTGGTGGCATGTACAACAGGTTTAGAATTCTTGAACAGAAGATACAACCCTTTCGAAATACAACTCGAAGGTTGGAGTGAGTCTATCATGGAGGATATTGATTCATATGATGGTGTTTTTGAAGAGCTTTATGCGAAATATAGAGCCAAGATGCAAATGGCCCCAGAAGTCAAATTGATTATGATGTTAGGTGGTTCAGCTATGATGTTCCACTTGACAAACAGTATGTTCAAGGCCGCTATTCCAAATGTCAATGATATTTTGAAACAAAACCCAGGCCTCGCACAATCAATGATGAATGCTGCTAAAAACACAGTTCCACGGGGTGCGGCTCCAGCACCCTCTTCTTCAGAAGGTGGTTCAGACCAATATGAAATGAGTGGACCAGGCATCGATTTGTCTCAATTGATGGGAACTATTTCAATGCCACCACCACCACCCGTATCCTCAACCGCATTCAGCCGCCCAATCGAAGTTGATGACCAAGCGGATGATGTCTCTGACATAGTCTCAGAGCACGAGGGAAACACAGGAGAAGATGAGGAGCAGGTCAAGGAAGTTGCAATTCCAGATGCCAAACCCAAGAGGGGGAGAAAGTCTAAAAAGAATGAAATAAATCTTTGATTATATAAATGTTAAGCTACGCATATTTAGATGAGGAAGAGGTAGAACAAGTTAAACCTCCCTCACTAGAAAAAAAAATTATGGAAACTCCTAAAATGCCCGTGTCTCAAGAAGAAACTGAGTGCAATTTAGTAGTTATGTTTTTCGTGGTTGGTGTAATTATACTAGCCATAATGGATTCATCTAAAAACTAAACCCCCTCAGTTTACCAATTTTTATGTTTAAGGATTGGTAAAATGATTTATGCTACAGCCATGATGTAGCAAAGTGCATAATATGGTGGTCGATTTTCATGTGCAGCACCTGAGCCAGTTGAACCAGTTGTTGTAGATACAGCTACAGAGCCACTAAGAGTATGTGAATGACTACCAGATGAACTCGTAGAGTAAGTTTGGGTTCCACGCCAAACTGAATAGGGACCAGGACCTCTCTTTGTTTCTTCAGTTCTGAACGCATATGTGTGTGAATGTGCACCAGTAGAGCTTGTAGAACCACTGAGAGACGCAGAACTAGATACAGAGTGTGCATGCGAGGGTATTTGAGAAGCACTCAAAGTCACACTAGCAGATCCACCTGTATCACCTGGGTTATAACTAAGCGCAGCGCCAACAACAAATTTATCTCTCAAATCAGGTGTTCCACTACCACCATCACACAAAGCCCAACCAGATGGAATTGATGCAGCCGAACCCGACCATAAAACAATTGAGCCTAGGGGTAAAGGTCTCATGACAACACCATTTTGAATGTAATCACCAGAAACATCTAAATCACCGGCAGAAATTGTTTCGGTTGGTGGAGCAGTAATAGTTCCAGTAGCTATGATATTACCTGTCGTGTGAAGAGAAGTCGCTTCGAAACCACCAGAACCATCTCTCACAACAACTGTATTAGGAATATCAGATGTTGAACCATTTACATCCCAAGTAGCATTTGCAGAACCATTCCAATCTGGGCCGTTAATCATGTATCCATTAGAAAGAATTCGTGAAAAGTAGCCATTAATACCATTTTCATCAATAGTGACAATATCAACATCATTATTTCTAAATATAATCTGTTGTCCAGTTTTGGCATTTACATGTGTAGTTCCCGATGCATCTTGACGCAATGCATAACTCGTTGAATTTCTAAAATCCAAATGAGCAAAACCAGCATTATCAGCATGTCCTACATTACCAATGACTGATTTACCAATGTATGAATAAGTATCTAGGTCATATCCAATACTTATGTTTGTATCTGCTTCTATTGTACCATATACATGGAGATGTAAATTACTATACTTTGGTGTTATAGTAGAAACATCTTGGTGGTCATCCGTATAAGCAAGAACCATTGCATCTGCAGATTCATCATAACCAATAACTACATTACTTCCCGCGCGTTGCATGATTATACCCATATCAAGTAATCCACCAGTATTATTGTTCGCCAAAAGAAGAATATTATCATCAACCGCAAAGTTTTCTGAAGACACAGTTGAGAAATTACCAGTCACAATCAAGTTGGCATACAAATATACATTACCAGCTTCTGACATGTAAAAGTTATTTTGTGAAATAATTTCATTATTTGATGTGTATGTCAAAATAGATGAATATTCAGTTTGATAAAAGTAATTGCGGACAGGGGTTATATACAATCCATCACCGATAGTTGGAGCAAATTCTTGGTTTGTTGCATTGAATGCAATTGTATTGGCAGTTGTTAAACTTGTTAATGAACCAATAGCAATTGAATTTGAACCAGTCGAATTTGATTTGTATCCCATAGCGATGGCATTATAACCCAAAGTCTTCGCTGCAGTTCTATCACCAATAGCAATAGAACGGTCCCCTTGACCTCTGTAGCCAGCCCCTGTTCCTATGGCTACAGCACTATCTCCCTGGTTTAAGAAACCAGCCTGTGTGCCAATAGCAACCGAATTAGAACCTTGGGTAGATGTGCCTGCTTCTGAACCAATAGCAATTGAATTAGCACTTTGGTTTTTAGTTCCAGACAAATAACCTATTGCAATAGAATAATCACCTTGGTTAGATGCCGCTGATTCATAACCAACAGCAATACCGTTTTCTCCTTGGACAGAAGCACCCGCACGCTGTCCAAGTGCTATAGCATATTGTTTTTGTGAAGTTTGTCCAGCTTCGAGACCAATAGCAACTGAATATCCCCCTTGTTCTACCTGACCAGCACCATGGCCAATAGCAATAGCATTAGAACCTTGTTGAGATTCACCTGCATTATGACCCATCGCAAGAGTGCTGTCGCCTTGTGATGTTCTACCAGCACCATGACCAATCGCATAAGAGTTGGAACCTTGTTGAGATTCACCCGCATTATGACCCATCGCAAGGGTGCTGTCGCCTTGTGATGTTCTACCAGCACCTTGGCCAATTGCAAAAGAATAATCACCTTGCTCTTCATTACCAGCATAGGCACCTATAGCAATAGAAGCATCACCTTGGCTCATTCTACCCGAGTGTGCACCTATAGCAACAGATGTATCACCTTGTAAGTAAAATCCTGAATCTTCACCAATAGCGACAGCATTAGAACCTTGGTAAAGTGAACCAGCATTACTACCAATAGCTGTTGAAAATTGATTTTGACCAGATAAACCAGATCTGTAGCCAATAGCTGTTGAATAAGCATTTTGACCTTCATTACCCGCTCTCTCACCTATAGCTACAGTTTTAGCTCCTTGGAAATATTCACCGGCAGCAATACCTAATGAAACAGCAGATTCTCCTTGAGCGGCATAACCAGCTTGGGCACCAATGGCAATGGCTCTTTCTGCTTGACCTAATTTACCAGCTTCTGTCCCAATAGAAATGCGTTCAACATTTGATAAACCAGGGGAATGCAAAGGTCCGTCAGGTTTTACACCACCAATACGGATTGAAGATTCCAATGGAGCATCAATAACACAATCACCATTTGTCTTAATGTTTGATTCAACTATAACACATTCTGTTGGATGAACAAAATACGCAATATTAGTTGTTATGTTGCCATTATTAACAACAGTTTCTAAATTCGAAGGTAAGTTATACAATTTACTACCATCAGCAATAATGTAATTACATTCAATATTACCAGATGTCCAAACAGTTGTTTCTGTTGGGTCGTTAAACCAAATATTTGAACCAATGGCCATCGAGTGCACTGGGAATTCATTTGCAATACCAATGTTTGATTCAGTTATAAGACTTGTTGTATTACCAACAAAACGAACTGTATTGGCAGATGTATTACCAATGTTTGTGACATAATCATATGTCGAACATATACTACATGTTGGAACATTACTCAAATATCTTCCATCACCCTTGAAATAATAAGCACGAATATTACCAGTGACAGTTAAAATCTCACCCTCACCAACATCATCTTGAATATACAAGTTTGAACCTACATCTAAATTGTGCACAGGGTCAGTATTACAAATACCAACATTTGAAAATGTAACAAAACCAGTGACAGAGTTCGCAAACTGGACGGTATTAGATGTCACATTACCATTGTCTGTGCACCCCTGAAGACTTGTTCCACTAATAACATTTGTGACAGAATTACCATCACCAATAAATTTTTGAGCAACAATAATACCATCTACAACAAGCACATTTGGAGAATTCTCTGCAACTCGGAATTTTGTCCCTACATCTAGGGTGTGCACTGGTTGTGTATTAGCTACACCTACATTACCGAGCGCAAGAAGACCGTAATCAGGATTTAACAAGTGAAGAGTTTCATATGTAGCATTACCCTGTTCTGTCGCAGATTTAAGTGTAGCAGTCGCAGTCACATTTGTAAGAAATGTACCATCACCAACAAAATTTGTAGCTATGATATTTCCGTGAGCTGTTATATTACCTGTGACAGTAGTATTACCTCGCACAAATAATACATTAGGTCCAGTATCATCAACATACAAATTTGAACCAACATCCAAAGTGTGAATTGGGGATGTATTTATAATACCTACATTACCAGTTGTTGTAAATGCCACATCGTTATTTTGAAATTCTAAAGTGTATATTGTATTAGCACCGCGACTCAATATATCATCCAAATCTGATGTCATAACAACATTACTAATTAATCCACCATCACCGGCAAATGTATCCGCTATTATAGCACCACGCACTACGAGTGTATTATCTGTAGACTCATCATCAAAAGATACATTGGAACCAATGTCAAGAGTATTGACAGGTGCAGTATTTAAAATACCCACCTTTGAACTCGTCACAAAACCAACTTCTGGGTCGAGAAATTCTATGGTGTCATTTGTGACATTACTCACAAACACAGACATAGTAATATATTAAATACATAATTTTTTTTATTCAATTAAACACGTACTAAATAAACTATCTCTAGTTTCTTCTACTGAGCCCTTTACCCTAGGAACATTAAACCCACAATCACGATATACTTTAGATCTCTTGTAATACATCGCGTTCAATATGGACCAATTATCAATTATATCATAAATGTGAGGGTCATTTTTCTTACCAGGTGTTTCTCTCAATATACGACCAACTGATTGTTTTATATCACTCTTAGGTGTAGCCAATATAACAGTATCAAGCGCAGGAATATCTAAACCTTCATGCGCCTGACTAAATGTTGCAAATATAATAGGCTTCTCTGCAGATTCATTCAATTTTTCCTGTTTCATTCCTCCCATATATAATCCTGAACTTTTGGGAAATCTATTATGTAAATATTCACAATGAAAACGACGATCGCTCAATACCAATAATTTACGACCTTGTTTATGTATATCTTTTACCAAATCCAATATCATCTTATTTCTCCCTGGATGTTCAACAAGCTCTGTAATCATATTCACAAGAGACAATTTACCATTTCGCTGTAAAGGTGGAGATTGTGTGTACATGGGACACTCATACTTAATTGGAAATACCTCCACTTGTTTCTGGTTTTCCCTAAATGCTGAAAAAAAGGTTGGACCAATAAACCAATGAAGAACTTTTGTCAACCCGTCTTTCCTTTCTGGGGTTGCAGATAATCCATAAATATGTTTTGGACACAATTTAAACAAACTTTGGGAAAATACTTTAGCACATATATGATGCGCCTCATCAACAATCATAGTTCCAATTGAATCAAAATCATTTGATTGATATTCCCTAGTTGAAAGAGATTGAAGCATCGCAATAACAAAATCACAATCAGTTTGTAATTTATTTTGTTGAACTCGACCAATTGTTGCATTTGGACAAAATTGTTTTATTTTTTCTTCCCATTGATTTGCTAAAAATTCTTTGTGAACAACAACCATTGTTCTATAACCTAATCGACACGCCAGAGCTATGGCTGTGACAGTTTTACCAAAACCACAATCAAGAGATAAAATACCATGACCAGCCTCTAGACCCTTTGCAAGAGCTTCATTTTGGTATGTTTCGTCTCGAAGCTTTCCCAAAAACTTTACATTTGAAGACATCATTGTGGGTTCGGGACGCCTATCTTCGACAGGGGGGCCAAATTTTTCCAATCCATAAAATCTTGGAACACATAATCCCTTTTTCGATTTTCTAAAAACTTTGAATGGTGGGGGAGGAAATCCAAACTCACCGTTCACGACTGCTCGGACGGTAAGTTCCTTTTTTATCTCGGGTGTCTCTTCAACAATATAACCTGACCGAATCAACATTATATTTTATTACAACTTACATTTTAAGTGATTTAATATTATTAATGCTTTTGGGTTTTGTTTCATTCAAGAAGTCAACATATTTTTTAAAATCAATTGTATAATCCCTAGGAATAAGACACACAATTTTATCAGAAAAATGAACACTTTTTTTTATGAATGATTTCTTTGAACGAGTATCATATAAAATAAATTTTTTACCAAACTGTTTTTCAAATTCATCAATATTACTCGCGTTAGACCATGTATACCATTTATGAAAATTATTCATCATTAAATCCGCCTTATATTTTTCAACATGTTCATTAAACTCTGGGATGCAACATGGATAATCACCCTCGGGAAGATAAATGTATCTTTCAATTTTATCTTCATTTTCAACTACATAATAATTACCCTTTGGGTGAATAAAAAGTCTATCCTTGGGAGAAACATATCCTTTGAAAATATGAAATAAATTATTGAATGGAACACCACTATGTTTTTCATCCGTAAAAGAATATTCCTTGTCCCAAACATTTAAAAATTTTTTTTCTCCATTCACATCTAAAGTACATGTATAATCATCATTAGAATTTTTTCGTCTCATAATAATTTTTAATATTTCATCAGTCATGTCAATACTTTTAAAAACATGTGATTCATGATATCGTAAAATTGCTTTACGCAATATTTCAACATCGGGAGAACAATTTATTACTACATCTCCAGAACAATTTGCAAGCTTTGATAAATTGGGAAGTTTATCAAAAGTTGTATCTTTCATATTAAATTACATATAGGTTGTTTCCTTTAACACCCAAGTGTAGCCGGAATGATTATCGTCTATTTTCCAAGTTCCTTTAAAATCTATAATAAATTCAACTTTATCACCAATAACAAAAGATGATACACCCTTCAATCCATTCATCTTTACCATGACACGTTTATATCTATAAGGAACTTTTACAGTTAATATATTTCCATCTAAGGGATTAAATCTTTGTCTAGGATGCTTATTGTGCATCGCGATGACTCTTTGTGAAACTTGTGGAGGTATAAGTATTCTCACATACTTTCTTTCATTATGTTCATAGAGTGGTTCATAAATTTCTCCTACGAATTTCATTAACTATAATGAGTACTAAAACTATAAGTATTAACACATGTAGAACCTTAAGGGGTTTGCTCGCCTTTCTCGTGTTGAATTTTTGATGACAAAATGTTCTACCAACTTCTATAGCCGCCTCAATGCTCGCATATGGAGTATGTCTAGGAGACATCATACCACATAAAGCAACTTTTGGATTATTTCCAAAGAATGGAATTTGACCGTATTTGTTGACAACACCTGAACTTTGTTTAAAAGTCCAGGAACCATTATCCCAAATATTACCTGTCGCAACTCTAGAACGTTCGGGTTCTTCTAATCCAAGTTGCTCAACTATCTCCTTGTGGATTACATCTGGTGGAGTTGTTAATATTTCATTTGTTAAATTACACATGACACATGAAATTGTTTTTCCATCGGGAAGAACTGAAGCCAATATGTTCCATCGAGTATTGACAGATGTTTCTAATTCATTCTTTAATTTCATGGGTTTATCATATTCCAAAAATACATGTAGACAGGTGTAGGAACTATATAATAATTTTTCTTTAGCATTTGGTCCCCAATTCTGTCCAACCATTTTAGATGCAGGGTAATGGTCAACACATAAAATTAATAAATCTTCCGATGCAACTGTTTTGTCAGAAAACATTGCTTCAAAACCATTTGGAAGATATGTTAAATTCACAAGTTCTGTATTCAAATGCAAATTCAATCCCTTTTCAACCAATGCATGTTGCATAGCAAAACCCATTTTTCTTCCAGAAATTTTTTGTTCCCATTGGGATGATAAACCAACTTGATTAAATGATTCAACAAATTCATAAGCAGTCATTACATCCCAACCAACTCCATCTATAGAATATGTCACATTTGAAAGTATTTTTTGACCACTCTTAGACAATCTTCCAATAGCATCTTTGAGAGAAACTTTTTTATAAAATTCTGGCATCAACAAAACACGAATAGACAATGATGTCAAGGAAATGTAATCAATAATATCTAGGTTTCTCAATAAATAATAATACATATCGGATGAACTTTTTTGAAGAAAGTAATCATTCCATTCCATATCCATCTCCTCAAACAAACTTTGTGTGTTGACAAATGCATTTTTAAAAAGCATTCTAGGAGCATGCATATCTCTCATAATACCGTTGGGTTCGTGCCATGAACCACCGAGTGCGTCTTTTTGTTCATAGAGATGCACTTGATGTTCTGTGTGTTTCAAAAGTTCCCAAGCGATGGAAATACCAGTTGGTCCACCACCTACTATATGAACTTTCATCTAATGTATACTGAGATTATTCTTCACTACCTTCAGAAGTCTCAGTAATTTTGACACTATAAATATTTTGCGTGGGGTGTTTGAATACAGTTACGCGGTCATCAACGACAGATTTAAGGAAACACTTATTACCTTCACTGTCATACGCCATGTAATTACAGGCAGCTAAGTTGGAACATTTCTCTTGACAAGCCTCTGGTGTCGCAATGTTCGCATGTTCTTCAAGGTCGTTGTTATACAAAGTAAAACCTTCCATAAGTTCATATGTTCTCGCAGCGTTCGCATCAATTGGAACACCAGTGGCTATTTCAACTTCTTGAACATATTCAGTTTGACCAGTGTAATCTGGTTTCTCGACCTTATCCTTTTTGTATCCAACAACTTGGGTATGAACATTAGAATCAAATTCAAAACTTATGGAATCCAAAGTGTCTGGGGTAGTGTAATAATAGCACATACCATTTTCAGAAGACCTTGTCACAAAGTGGCAATTACTGGTGACGGTGCAGTTAGATACACAATCAGTCATAGACATTTGTTCACTAAACATTGGTGAATTGTCCATTGGTTTGCCATATGGAACATGCATGTAGGAACATTTATCGGCACTGCAAACCTTTCCTTCTTTGTCCCCAGCTTTATTAGAGCAAGCCTTACCCAAAATATTACTTTCTTTGGAAATTGAATAAGTCTTGTATACTTCTGAGCACACATTAGCTTGGCATTCACCAAAATCACTCCATGTTCCCTCACAATCAACTGGTGTACAATTGCTTGTGAGTTCCATAATTTGTTCAGTTATTGTTTTAAACTCTTCGGGTATTTTACCCTTGTGTTCCTTGATGTATGTACAAGCTTGCTTCGCGTTATCAACATTTTCGAGAGTTTGGTCTTTATCTTTTATAGACTTAACAGCCTTTGTAAAATTAATATCAACTTTATCTTCTCTTTTCAACACCAAATCAGTAGATTCTGGATCGGTGGCGCTGTCCTTACGAGCACTGAATAGCTGAGCTATTTGTTTATAAAATATGAGACCAATAATTACAATCGCAACAAACACAATAACAAATCCGGGGTGAATTTTGAATCGATTTTTAAAATTTTGGACTAATTCAGATGCCATATTACAATATTATGATATTTTTATTCTAAGGCGTTTCAATTTTTCTTCAAATTCTCTCTTCTCACCTGGTGCCTCAATTGGCTTTCCTGAATTGAGAGCTTCAACCTCGGGACCAGTCAAGGTAATTGCATCCAATCTGAAATCTTTAAATTTAACAACCTAAGTTGTAGATGAATAAAATGTCAGTAAATAATTAAGATGTCCCTCGCTTGTATTTGCCAAGTTGGAACCATTGATGAACTTCGTTCCAAAACACCTGATATCATTGAAAAATTTAAAGATGTTGATTTTTCTAATATGTTGTATTGGTCTTCTAGGGATCAAAATTGTGAAAGAGGTTATAAAAAAACTAAATTATTGATTGATTGTGCTAAACAAAAAAAGTGTGATTTACATGTTTGTTGTAAAGGTTCTATGGAGGGTCTTATTCAATCACAAAATTGGGGAATTTTAAATGAAATTAGACCTTACATTGACATGAATGTATTCCATGATGAAGTAGATTTAACATATGATTTTGACACTTTCGATAAAACTAAAATTTTCTTATAAAGAAATAGTTTGTAATAAAGTAAATGAGTATCGAACATATTAATTGTTTAGATGGAATGAAAAAAATTCCTGATAATAGTATCGATATGGTATGTACCGACCCACCATATTTTTTGGATGGATTGGGAAACGATTGGGATAAAAATAAATTAGACAAAAGAGGTTCTTCTTCAACTGTTACCAATTTACCCAAGGGTATGAAATTTGATCGTAACCAATCTAAAAAGTTCAAGGAATTTTATAATTTAATTTCGAAAGAAGTTTTTAGAATATTAAAACCTGGTGGTGCGTTCATATCTTTTAGTAGTCCAAGATTGTACCACGCTTTAGCAAGTTCTGTTGAAGACCAGGGTTTTGAAATTCGGGATATGTTAGGATGGGTATATACACAGTCACAAGTAAAAGCATTCAAACAAGATCATATTATTAAAAATGATAAAACAAGAACAGACGAACAAAAAAAAGAATTAATTGAAAAATGTTCTAATTGGAGAACACCCATGTTAAAACCTTCAATAGAACCAATGTGTTTAGCAGTAAAACCTATTGAAGGAAGATATATAGATAATTTTGAAAAATATGGAACAGGGTTATTAAATTGTTCGGAAGAAACATTAGTAGATGGAAAATTTCCATCAAATATAATGACAACCCAAGAAGGTGTATTGGACACAACTGTATTTATGGTAAAGAAACCAAATAAAAAAGAGAAAGGTAAAACAAACACACATCTTTCAGTAAAGCCAATTGATCTTATACAACATCTCGTTCAATTGTTTACAAGAGAAGGTGCTACAGTTTTAGATCCATTCATGGGAAGTGGGACAACTGCCATCGCGTGCGTTAGATCAAATAGACAATATTTGGGTTTTGAAATTAACGAGGAATATGTAAAAATTTCTAAGAAAAGATTAAAAGATGACAAATTGGAATGAAAGTACAGTTTTGGGATATGATAAAGTTGCTTATAATAGATTTTGTGTAGGATGTTTGTTTACAAGCACAATTGCGACAATAGCTGGTGCTATTTTTTATACAATAAAGATTACACCATAATTGTAATTAAAAATGATGAACTTTTGGGGAGATTGCGAACCATTAACTAAAATTGAGAAGGGTATAATTATTACTTTTGTATCTGCATTACTTATATTTAAATACAAATCTGCTATATAATTCACTCATTTGATTTCCTTCTAATGATGACCATTCTAATAATCTAAATCCTGACTTTTCTAATTCAGTCCACAATAAGTCTTTGTGTGCTATAGGTTCAGACTTTGCACCATCTTTGTAATAAGGTGTATCAATGAGATTCACAAATAACTTTTCTCCAAACCCACCATATGAACCTTTTGTAATAAAAAAATTACCCATATCATCTTGTAAAGGTGTCTTCATAATAATTTTCTCTGAGTCAGGAATAATCCCAATCAACAATCCACCAGGTTTCATTCTTTTTTTGATTTCCCTAACAGACTTGAAAAAAAGATCTGCACTTTGGAAGATATAATGTAATGAAAAATTAAAACAAATTATATCATATTTTCTATTTGGACATTTGAATATATCACCCTCATAAAAATTTACTCGCATCTTCATATTTCTTGCCCTTGATTTTGCTTCTTTGAGAGCATCACTTGAGGGGTCGCACATATTTATGTTTACTCCACATTTGTGCCATTTTTGTAAATCACCACCGAATCCACATCCCACATCTAAAATGTGCTGGTCCTTTTTTACCACACTTTGGATGAGTAATCTTTTGGCTTCGTTATGATGCTTTCTGATTTCTTCCATTTATTTAATATTA